ACCTGTTATTTCATTTTTTAATAAACTAGGTGATGGTGGATTCCTTGATGAATCAATAGGTCATAACTCTGGAGGATTTCCTTACGGACTTGAGTCTCGTACTGGTTCTTTTGGACATAAAGTTATGATGGTTGATACAGTTCACGGAACGCTTAACTTAGTTAAAGAGCCTCTATTCAGAGGTATCAGCTCAAGCTATATGCTTATGGCTGATATGAAGTACTTAATGTACAGACCTCTTATTGGAAATGGTTATAACAGAGATACTCAAATCGTAACAGACGTGCAGTCAAAAGACGAAGACTTAAGGAAAGATATGATTCTTACCGAAGCAGGTCTTGAAGTTTGTCTTCCTGAGTCTCACGCATTGTACGACTTGGAAGGAGTATAAGATGAGAAGTGATACAGCTAATAGCGCAAGTGGGAAGTTTGGTGGCAAAAAAGAAGGTGTGGTTTTTTTACCTGATTCTGCTACTATAGCTATCTCAGCAAATGACTCTGGTAAGATTCACGTCTGTCCAGACCTAACTGCCGATACTGTAATTTCATTACCAACAGCAGAAATTGGATTATCATACGAATTTTGGTATGGTGGAACAGCTGCTGATGTTCAAGATTGGTCAATTTCAACAGGTTCTAACAGCAATTTTTATGTTGGCGGACTTGTTCATCACGATACTGATGGTGAATTGGTTAATGTTGTAGATTCAGATAACGATAGTAATTCGCTTTTAGGAGTTATTACTCCTATAGCAGGTACTAAAGTTCATATGGTCTGTGATGGAGTACAGTGGTACGTTAATGGTAATGTAATTTCTGCTACTAACACAGCAGTTACATTTGGCGATGCTTAATAATCCGAATACATAAGGATAACAGTTTAATAGTACTGTGGGGAGATTCAATAAAAGCTTCTCCCCAAAACTAAACTAAGGAATAGTATGAAAAAAAAATGTATAAATTGTGGTGAACCAAACAAAGAAGGATGGTTCTATTGTCGTAGTTGTGGGCAAAAAGCTTCAGAGCCTTTGTACTCTACTCAGTTTGTAATTAGAGAGGGAAACCCTTGGGCTACTGCAATACGTAAAGACCAAATAGATTTTAGAACTGAAGATATGGACACTTCAGTTAAGCGATTACAAAAACAAAAATGGGGAAATATAAAGTATGATGTATAAAAAACCAATAAAAAATAAACCGCCAGCAAAAAAGAAAAAAGTTTCACGTAAGAAAAAGAAAATGACTAAGAAGAAGTACGGATATTAATGGCAACATTTGAAGTACAAGTAGAAGGACTTACAGGTCTTTCGATAGATGGCAGTAGCGCACCTACTCAAAATGAGGTAACACAATTTTTAACTGATGGTGCTAAAGAAGTATTAAATGCATTACCTAGAAATAAACAAGAAATGTTCACTACTTCCAATAGCTTAAATGGTGGTGCTGGACTGGCTGAATTAGTATTACTAGGCTCAGAAGTATTTAGTGTAACTAGAGGTGATGGAACAATAAATCAACCTTGTAGAAGGATATCTCCAGCCTTAAGTGGCAGAGCTTTAGATTCTAGTGATATGATAGCAGCTTCAATTACTGACCCTGCTTACTATATAGAAAATAATGCATTAAAGATTATACCAACGCCTACAGGTTCCAACGTTGCAATTATAGAAACACTAGTGTACCCAACAGTAGCTTTTGGAGATTCTGTAATAGCAAAGTTTCCAGATGATGGAGAATACTTAGTATCACTATATGCCTCTATTAAATCTTTACAAAATAAAATAAGTAGTTTAATAAAATCAGACTTAAGTATATCTGCATCTGCACCTAGCGCTCCTAGTTTAGCAACTCTATCATACGTAGCCGCTAGTAACGCAGACGCAAGTACAAGCGCTGTAAGTGCAATTACAGTTTCTACGATTTCAAAAGCTGACATTAGTGGTAACGTCCCTACGTATAGTAAACCTGCTACTACTGTTAATTTTGGAAGTGGTAATAATTTTGATACAATGCTTGGTACAAATGAAGACGTAGAATTAGCATCTATCGAATTACAAAAACAATCTCAGTTATTAAATTCTTATAGGATAGATATTGATAACGAGTTAAATGAGTTCAATAAAGAAAATTCAAAGTATCAAGCTAGTGTTCAAGCAGAACTAGCAAAGCATAATACAGACTTACAAGTTGAATTAACACAGGCTCAACTTGATGCAGCTGATGCACAACAAGAAGCATCTCAAGCAATAGACGTAGATAAGTTTAACAAAGCTCAAGACCAAGCTTTAGATTTACAAAATAAATCTCAAACTTTACAAGCGGCTATACAAAATAACGATGACCTTGTATCTAAATTTTTAGCAGAATTAAATAAGTATAGCGCTCAAGTAACTACTGAAGTACAGACTTATTCTCAAAATCTTGAAAACAATCAACGTAATTATAATATTTATACGCAACAACAGGTAAAGTTACAAGTTGATTACGATAAAGGATTAGCTTACTTAGCGAGGTAATTATGGCAGTTCATTCATTAACAGTAAAACAAATAATTAGTAGAATACGTCAAGTATTTCCAGATGCACCTGAAGCTTACATTATGTCATTAATAAATGATGCGTTAGTTGAGTGTGGATTATACTCAACTAAAAGTATGTCAGCAAAAATTAACATAGTAAAAGACCAAACGTACTATGATATTTCAGATTCAGGTCAAGACTCAAGTAGTAAAACGCTTGAATTAAATAAAATATATAGAGTAGATTTTATGGACAGTAGTGGGGACTACATAAAGATACCAAGACTTTTAAATGGAGAAGTTTTAGTATCTGATATAGAATCAGAATCAGCAGTGGAGCAACCAGACTAATGGCTAGTAATATAAATTTTCCAGAAGATAGAGTAGTATACTTTTTAAAAGGAGATGCAATAGGAGTTGTATCTTCTTACTCATCTAGTGGGGAGTCACGTACAGATAGAAAAATGTGGCAACCTTTAGACCACGCAGTTACTAACGGATTACTTCTTCATTATTGGGCAGACCCTAAAAAAGTAACAGCTATTACAGATACGCCGGATATAGATAATGCTTTTCACTTAGCAATAGTTGATTACGTAAAGATGTGTTTATATATGGACAAGACAGGTAGTCAGGGTAACGAAACAGCTGCTGTGTCATTACAGTTATCTCAAATGCATAAAGGTAAATTCCTAGAAACTGTACGTAGATTTGGGGATAGAAGACGTGAAAAGACTGGCGGTCTTCGTGCTATACTTCCTGCAAATTTTCAATAATATATAACATACTATGTTGATTGTTACACTACGTAAGTATTAAATTACGTTACATTTTATATAAGGCTATAAGCGGTGGTGGTGGAATATACAGGAGTCAACTATGGCTGACTTACACAAATTTACAACAAAAGAAGTATTAAACAAGGTACTTTTAGATTCATCTGGCAATTCAGTTGCCGCACTTTCACACACATCTCAAGAAGCATTAAACGCTGTATTAGATTCTACAAACAATAGATTAAACGTATCACTAGTAGGTGGTACAATATCTGGTGACGTTACTATAAGTGGTGACTTAACTGTAACTGGTGATAGTGCAATAACAACTAACGAAGTTATTCAAGGCACATCAATAATAGATGTGACTAATCCTGAGGCGTTCCTAGTTAGAAAAAATGGTGACTTAGGTGATATATTGATAGTAGACACCACTAATAATCAAATAGAGATGTATAATCAAGTTGGTATTAACACAACGCCTTCAAATGCACTTCACATAAATCATAACTCATCTACATCATTTGGTTTATATGTTGCACATTCTGGTGGTGAATATAGTGGACTTGCTAAATTTTATACAAACTCATCAAACAATACTGCTAGAAGTTTGGTAGAAATTCATAATGATAATTCTAGTTCTGATGCTATTATTCCTTTAAAACTTACACAAGATGCAGATGGAACTGCTTTGCAGATTGTTGGAGGTAATGTTCAAATAACAAGTGCTACTAGAAATTCAATTACTAAAACATCTTCTGCGACAGACTCTACAGGCGGTGCTTTAGCTCTTCAACATCAAACAAGTGGTAATATGATTGATAACTTTGGAGCTAGTTTGGATTTTCAAATTAAAGATAATGAGGGTTCAACAAATACTATAGCTAAAGTTGCAGGAGTAAGGGATGGTGGAGACACTCAAGGTGCTTTAACATTTAGTACTTTTGTTAGTGGTAGTATGACTGAAAGAATGCGTATTACTACAGTTGGTCACGTAAAAAGTAGTAATGCTGGTGGTTGGTTTTTATATAATGCAGCACCAAGTAGTACAGTTCCAGCCTATGCATTTGCAGATGATACTGATACTGGAATGGGGCAAGATGGTGCGAATAATCTTACATTTATTTCAGGTGGTTCAAAAAAATTACAAATTGATTCTAGTGGAGCTACATTTAGTGATGATGTAAACCTTACAAGTAGTAGTTCAAGTGATTCAAAACCTCTTTTTCAGATTATAAATACAGATACAAGTAATAATTATGGTGGTGAATTACAATTTTATAAAAATGCAGCTGCTGGTTCTGACAGTGACCAATTAGGTAAAATTTTATTTTATGGTAATAATACTGCTTCTCAAAAAACAGGTTTTGCTAGTATCTTTGCTTATTCGGATGATGTATCAGATGGGACTGAAGATGGTTGGTTAAGAATAAGAACGATTGTAAGTGGCACAAACCGTGAGACTCTTACTCTGAGGTCAGGCAATGTTGGCATAGGCGTTAACGACCCCACTGAAGGAAAATTAGTTGTCGTAGATTCAGTAAAATCAGAAGTAGTGATTAAAACAACTGCCACAGCTACTGGTACAGAAGCTGCATTAATGTTTAAAACATCTACTGGTAACATTGACCAAAGAAAAAAAACTGGCATTATACATAAAGATGTTGGTGCTAATGGTATTGGAGATTTGTTTTTTGTTCTTGACACTTCAGAAGATGATGGAAGTGCTACTGTTGCAGATAATACAGCAATGGTTATTAAAAATAATGGAAATGTCGGCATCGGGACAACCTCGCCAGCAACTCTTGTCGAAATTCAAGGTGGCTTAACAACAACAGGAGCAGTATTAACATTATCAACAAAAGAACCTAGTATTGTAGCAAACGATGTATTAGGAAGAATAAATTTTCAAGCACCTTTAGAATCTGATGGTGGAGATGCTGTTTTAGTTGGGGCATCAATTCACGCATTGGCTACGTCAGGATTTCAAGCTGGAGATAATCCAACAGATTTAGTTTTTAGTACAGCTGCTGGTGAAACTGCTGGTGAAAAAATGAGACTTTCTTCTAGCGCAAATGGTATTTTGCAAATAAAAGGTAATTTTCCTGCTGTTGATTTACTTTCAAGTGGTGAACAACAATTAAATTTTAAAGATGCTGGTAATGCTGTTGAAAGCGGAATAAAAAATAACTCTGGCACAATGAAATTTTATGGTAGTAGTTCTTCTAGTGCTTTCAGAATGATTCTTGATGCAGACTCTCGCATTAGTCTTAGTAATAATGATGCTGGTGTAGCTAA